TTATCTTTTCTCCTTGAGAACATCCTCTAAATTTTTTCGTTTAAAAACTTCTAACATTCCTCCTCTTGTACAGTTATATATCTTTAATCCATTATGTTTATCTATATACTGCTTTGCCGCCTTAAAACCTGCTGTCATTCTCATTTCTAATTCTCCCGGTACTTCCACAAAATGCCCATGATCAATAAATCTCTTTCTCTCTTGCTTGTAATTACAATCCACACCCAATAAATAGATTTCATTAAACCCCATATACGCCGCTAACTGAATCATAATATATGTTACAGTATTACTATCATATAATAATCTACTTGCATTATTGCTAAATCTAGCTGTATAAATATTCTTATATAAAGTTTCATACCAATGATAATATTTATCAATAGGTAGTACATTCCAATCTTTTTTTCTGTTTTCACTTTTATCTATTTTCTTAGATACAAAAACATTATTATTTCTTATTAAATCTGTTGAATCCTTTAATTTTTGATAAACATCATAATCTACAACTCCAAAATATGTTGGTCTAAAATCTGTTTTATCGTATGATAAACATATTGAATTAACGCCGAATGTTATTTCATTCTTTATCTTATCTAAATCTTCATATGTTAAAGATGGTCCTGTCGCTACAATAAAGCACCGTTCTCCTGCATGAATATTTTTAAATTTTCTAATATTTTTGTATCTTTTATTTCCAATCCCAATAACTCTTATGTAAGAAGAAATTTCCTTTGCAAACCATATCATTTTATATTGTACATATCTTATCAATAATAATATCTTATATAAAGCTTTATTATTATGTACAATCTTTTTTAATTTTTCTTTCGACATAAACTCACCTCATATAATACTTGCCAACCAAATAACTTATAATAAATCGCATTATTTTTAATGTTCTATCGTAAACCAATTTTTATTAATATTTTAATTAATTGTTTTTTTATAAAGAACCAAAATTTTCTTAAAGGCTTTACGAATATATTTAATACTAAAACATTTTTCATGTTTTTTTCATATTTAGCAATATGCACATATTAAAGCAACTTTATTTGTGCATATTGTATAATTATATGTTTTTAATGCGTGTTGGTGTCGGATCCGGCTCTTGATATGCTGTTATGTGTATTTAAAAATGGGCGCACGAATACCGCCGCCTTCTTAGATGTTCTTTTAAGCTGCGATTTTCTTTAATTCATCATTATATAATTTTTCTGCCGATTGATACTCGAATATGCGGCGCGGGTAATTATTGATCCATTCCGCTATATTATCTATATCGCCCTGCGTTTTATCGTCAAAATTTACGCCTTTTGGAATGTGGCGGCGTACTAATTTGTTTTGGTTCTCATTGCTGCCACGCTCCCAGCTGCTATATGGGTGGCAATAATAAACCTTTGTTCTATTCTTTTTGTTTCTCTTTGATCTTTCCATTCCTTGCCAATCTGCAAACTCTGATCCATTGTCTACCGTTATTGTTTTAAAAATCTTTCTGAACGCCGCCCCGGTTTTCCTCTCTAATCTGTCTAATGCTTTTACGACTGCTGCCGCCGTATGTTCTTTAAGTAAAAAAATAATCTCTTTGCGTGTTTTTCTTTCTGTCAAAACCAATAAAGATTTTTTAGACACTCCGCGCGCGCCTACTACGGTATCCATTTCCCAATGTCCGAAGGTTTCCCTTGTGTCAATTTCTTCCGGTCTGTTTTCGATGCTCTCCCCTTTGGTCGCCCTCTTTTGCGTCGTTTTTCTTTTATGTTTCTTTTCGCCCTTGCGCTTTTCCGGCAGGTTTTTTAATGTCAAGTTATAAAATATACCCTTATCTATATAACTATATAAAGTTGTTACGCATACTGTAAAATCTATTCCTTCCTCTTTTACTTTTGCCAATGCAGCCGCCGGGCTGTACCCTTCATTTATTATTATTTCCTCGATGCGATCCGCAAATTCTTTTTTGTTTCCTATTTTCAAATCTGCGCCTTTTGTCGCCAAAACGTCGTTTATGTATTCCTGCGCAATATCCGGGCTGTATCTTATTTCTGTTGTTAAATCAGAGTTTAACGCCTCAAATTGCCCGCGTTTTAGCTCTCTGTATATTGTACTTATGTGAAAATGCAGTATTTCCGCTATTTCTTTAGGTGTATGCCCGGCTTTCCTCAATACTTCTATTTTTAATCTATCATTAAATGATATATGTTTAAAACTTCTCATGTGTGCCTCCTTAATGCGCGGCGAAGGGCGGCGGGTATGATCTACCTGCCGCCCTTAAAAGCTGTCTTGTTTCATTTGTCGTTATCAATAAGCGTATTTATATATTCATTCACACTTTGACCTGCTGCTGCCGCTTTCTTTTTTATTTCCTCTTTCCTGCCTTTTGGTACCGTTAAATTTATTCTATCGTACTTTTCTTTTATATACTCGTTTTGGTAGGATATTTGGTTAAATTCTCCGCTTTTTCCTTTCATTGTTTTTTTACCTCTTGAAATTCTTCTATCTTCCTGCTATGATAATAAAAACACTTGGGGGCAGGTGGCAGGAATTGTTTCGGTTTTCTGCCCCCTCGTGCTAACCCTTTGTATCTTCGCCCTACTTATTAAGTAGGGCTTTTACTTTTTCTTTTGCATCTTCTAAACTCTCGCTTTCTTCTAAGATTGCTAAAATCTTTCTTGTTTGGTTTTCCTCTGCCGTCTGTTTTAAAAGTTCTGCTAAATTCATTTCTTCATTATCCATTTCTTATTGCTCCTTCCTGCTGTTCCCTTGCTACAATTATATTATATAGCATATTGCGTAATATGTCAATACATATTACGCAATATTTTAAAATTTATTTTTAGGCACAAAAATAAAGGGGCGTGACTTTCGCCACGCCCCAAAATTACATTTATATTTTTACTGTTCCAACTCTTTAATCTCTGCGCTTAATCCCGCATCTTTAACAGCTTTTAACAGCTTTTCCGCGGCTGCCTTTGTTGGTTCTGTTGCATAAAACGCTTTATACACGTTTCCTTCAATAATGAGTACCGGCATAATACCCTTTGTTTTTGCCTCTGCTACCTCTCCTGCTGCCTCTCTGCGCTTTGTAAATGCTTTAGAGGTAACTTTATACGCCTTTGCTTTTTTAATCGGTTCCTGCGCCTCTGTGGTGTTGTTCTCTGCCATGTTTGCCTCCTTATCTCAACATTTCGTTGACCTTTGCCTGCACTTCGGCATAATTATAGCCCGCTGCCTCTAAACGCTGCTTTCTCTCTGATCCATTTCCCCATTTACCGGAAATTATCTCTTTTGCGATTTCTGCAACATTCTTTTTGTTTGGCTCCGATTTTCCCATAATATTATTTACCGCTGCCTGCACTTCGGCATAGTTGTAACCTTCAGCCTCTAA